GAGGAAGAGGAAGAGGTAGAGGTCCCCGTAGCATCGGAACCCGCGAAGCCTGCGGCTCGTGGGCGAAGGCGCAGAAAGGCCGAGGCTTGAGTCTAAGAAAGATTTAAAAATGGTTGTAATACAACTATTTTTCAATCATAATCAAGAATCTCTTTTTGAAATTTCATCTAACAACTTGGTTAGTTCCTTTATTTTTTCTTCTTTTTCTTTTCGTTTTGCTGTCAACTCGTCAAGAACATGGAGTTCGCGTCTTGTTATCACTCTTATATGAACCTCATAGTCTCTTGTTTTATTTTCACATTCACGCAGATATAAGGTTTGTTTCCGATAAGATTGTCTCCGTTTCTCATATTCGGTACAAACTCTTTCTAATCCATATATTTCTCTTCGTATTTGCCATATTTTTTCTTTTTCGAGTTGTTCTATTGTATTGGGTGTACAATACATACACATAAAACTTCCCATAATCTAAATACTTACTTATAAATAAAGGCTAAATCACAACGATATATCGTCATTTATTACGACGAGTCCTTCTTTTCGCTCCAAGTCTAAGTGATGGACCAGTCGTCTTCGTCCGTTTAGAAGGAAGGGGGTCTGCTAATCCTGGGCCAGTTGTCCCTCCAATTCTTTCACCAACTACAAGGTCATCTTTTGTATCTATTGTGCCTGTAGATTCATACGTAGTTGGATCTCCTCCATACTCTTTTTTAAATACTCCAGAATCTGGTCCCCCTGTTGCCTCCTCATCTGCTCCGTCTCTGAGAGCGGCTTCTAATGTTCTATATTTTGGAGGAGCACTCATCGTTTGGGGTTCTAATTTACGACTAGTAATACCAGTGTGTTTGTTATGCTTAGTACCAGTGCGTAGGTCATACAAGTCGCCTGTTTTTGGGTCAAAAGGCAGACCTGTTTTTGGGTCAGTAATTAACCCCTTTCCTATCATTTCACCTTTCTTTAAATTAAGTAGCAATCTACTTACATATTTTTGATCTCTCCTAACTCTCCTGGAGAACTCTGGTTGTCGGTTCTTCTGAACAATTGCAAGAGCATTCAGTTTCTGTATAACCTTTCCAGCTTTTTTGATCTGCTCCTCCCTATTGTCTCCCACCGACGAGATGAAACGCACGAGTGCTTCTCGTCGTTTCTTTTCACTCGTTTTACGAATGTTTTTATAACCGTATTTACTTAGTTCGGAACTTCTTGATATAGGAATTCGTATGGTTTGATTAAGTTTGCGCGTTCCCTTCGTTGACTTTTTAGTTTTAGAAGGCATCTATCTATGATAATCCACCGAAAAAACTACCAAATATGATTATTAAAGACGCTATAATATCCTTTCCACGCAATCCATCTCCTTGAAGAATCCCATAAATATAACCAAATAGAACGCCAATATAAGATAACGCATTGTATTGACCTGTTGGAATTACACGAGCAGTTCCATGAAGAAGGATCATACCTCCCACGCCAAATACCAAATTCGCTATTACAAGATATAATGAAGACATGGAAAATATACCAGGTTTTTGACCATCTTTCGATGTTTCACTATAAAATGGGACTTGTGTAAATAAGTATATGGCTCCAAGAATACCTGCCCAGAAATAAAGGGACATTATCAATAAGTAATGATTATCATAAGTGTTGTCTCCTGAAATGACAATTAAGTATAAGAGAGCTTGTGTTATTGCACTAATAAATATCCATCCTATACCTGTCATATTGATTGACACAGAACTCTCCTTCTTTAGGAGACTCTTCTCCTTGCTGTTATAGTTCAAAATTATGACACCGATGAATGCTAGTAAGATTCCTATGAAGGAGGATACTCCTATGTTTCTCCCAAGGAAGAGATATGATAAAAATACTCCGATAAGTGGATATGTGAAATATATTGTAACTGCTGGTCCTGTTGGGAGTATCCTAAATCCCTCAAATGAACTTATAATGTGAATGATATTAACGATTCCTGCGAGGATCCATCTTGAACTGAATATATGAGAACTGAAAAATGGAACAAACGGAAGAATCGCAAGTGGAATTACGATTGTGCGAAATGCCGATTGAACCATTGGTGAGAAATCACTTGTTCTTGCGACTACAGTATACATTGTTACGAGAGCTTCTGCGGTTATTTTCAAGAATGTATCCGCCATCTACAGAGACCCGAAATAGTTGCCGAATACCAGATAAACCATTTAAGATGTTGTTGTATTGTGCTTGTATTCATAATTATAAATACTGTAAATGTTGTAAACAAGAGAAGACATCCAAATGAGGCGAACATCATATCTACCGAAGGGTTTTTTGAGTATGTTTGACACACAATACATAAGTTATAAGTGAAATACAAAGATACTCCAAATGTGCTTCTATCATCGACTACAGAGTATAGAAGGACAATATAGAGATATATACAGCCGATTAGAAGAGCGACGTCATTTGCATTCAGTCCGAACAATGGTAGTATTGATATCCAAAACATCCATAGAAAGACGAATAATCCAATGCTTGGCGATAGAAGGAACCCTTTTTGTCGTAGTTCATTAAAGTATCTTACTTGATTATCCCCTTGATGAAACGAAATATATATAGGTGTTATAATTCCTAAAATTCCGCAAACCCAGGGTAAAATAGTGGCGGCAATAATGTACATTTTTAAGTATGTATGCGAGTGTATACGAATAAATATTCAATTATGACTTAAGGATTATCGTCATATTATATGTATATCCCATATAGTCCAACGGTAAGGATCGCTGACTTTCAATCAGCTAGTCCGGGTTCGATTCCCGGTGTGGGAAGGGTAGGGATGATGTGCCGGAGTGGTTAACGGGGTACCTTGCTAAGGTACTGGGCTTTTGCTCGCGCAGGTTCGAATCCTGTCATCATCACATATGGTTCTCTGGTGTAACGGCAATCACGTTGGACTTTGAATCCAGATATCCGGGTTCGATTCCCGGGAGAACTTTTTTTAGGCAGTGTGCCAGAGTGGTTATTGGGGTAGATTTGAAATCTACTGGGGTTTCCCCGCACAGGTTCGAATCCTGTCACTGTCATAATATGTAGTTTGTGTGAGTTTCTTATAAAGAGAATCGCACATATTATAGTAATGTCGTCTGATCCCTCGTCTCCTCGTTCTGTGTCTCCAACACCACCTGCGTTTATTCCAGATGTAGATTCATTAGAACGATATTCTGAAGGTGTGACCATATGTACGTATTATCCATCTTTTGGTTCTCCTGAAGTATTATCAATACAACCAGGAAAAGTATCTACACAATCATCTTCTGGAAGTGATACAGCAATGAATCTTATGGAAAGACTTCGTGGAATGGATGGTAAGGGTAAAAAGGCCAGAAAGACCCAAAAGACCCGAAAGAACCGGAATAAATCCAAAAAGAACTGAAAATATTTCTTACTTGAAAGAAACTACAAATTCTCCCTGTGTTCTGTTTAAACGCCGTGTTGCGCTTTGACTGATTTCACCACGCCTTCTCCTGCGACCCGTCCGCGATCTTTGCGAGTCATCTAGGTTATCTCTCTCTTCTCTTGCGTGAGCCATATGCGATTCAATATCACTCCGTAACTCGTTTGTCCAAAATAGAATATTGTTATTTATGACCCATTTGAAAAAGTTGGCCTGACCCACAGTTGTTTCTAATGTATTTCCTTCTGAGTCAGTAATTATACTCCGTTCATGTCTGCAAAATGGATCAAAAAACTCTTTACTATATGCTTTGAGTTGTTGCTTGTAATTTAAATAAATATTGAATAACTGTTTATCTTCAGTATGAAACTCAACATTATTCTTTTTTGCATAGTTTGTGACAAAGAATTCAATCAAACGAAGACTAACACTTCCTTGTCCATTCACCATATTTTGTAGAATTTTCATTTTCCCAGGGTCTTTAAAATATCTTTGGAGACTCATTAAGAGAACGTCTTGGCGACTTCCGCCAGTGACACGCATATTGTATAACCTACAAAAGAATCCTGGGCTTAAACTCACGTTTTAGAAGAGGGACGGGGTGTGTAAAAATGGTTTCAAATAGAATAAGTGTAATCGAGATAACAACAAATGGAACTTGAATATGAATTGGCAAGACTGAAGATAAGATGTATAAAATCTCCCCGGTAATTCTCATAGCGTTTGGAACCCACAAATTGCGCCTGATAATATTACACATACCAAGTGAAGACCCATACCACCCTCTATTTTGAGTCTGTTTGGATGTGATACATTCTGGTGTTAGCAACGTTGCAATAAATACCGGTATCAAAAATGAAAGTGATACAAGTTCCATATGTTTCAACCCAAATGAACCTACAGACAGTATAAGTGCAATAAAGACCCCTCCCATAATCCCTTTTGGAAGAAATCGCGATAGAAGAATCAATAATGCCCGGTATATCATCTAATTATTGTTTAAATATATACATATGATATATTAAAAGATGTATAAAACACACAAACATATAAACTGGGAAACAAATGATATTTTTAAAGTATGCTGGAAAAAAGATGATGATTATATAATATTTGCAATAACAAAACTTTGGACCCCTGATTCAAAAAAAATAGGAAAGATTACGTGGGAAAATTTAGAAGGTTTAACTAAATCAAAAATTTATAGAACATTTCGTAATACCTCAAGTATATACCTTAATACTAATTGGGGTAACCATCTGCCCGATACGTATTTTGGATATATGGATCCTAGTGGTGATGTTTATTCGGAAAAGGACCTAGATATAACGCAAGGATTGCTTAAGACACTTCGGCGTATTTACATAGATGAACCGAAACTCGCTAAAAAATCGCAAAGTATTGAGCAGTTCAAGTGCCAAGAAAAATACGCTCCGGGCGGAGAAAGAAAAGGAGGAGAAGAACGAGATTATATCGCATGGAGATTCAGAGTTATCTAATCTTCGCTTGATGTTGGATTCACAAAAGGCAAAAAACGAAAAGAAGAACTGGAACAGATTAGATCGTGGGACAAAAATTCAAAAAGTAAGATTGTGGATTCGTTCTAAGAAAGATGAATGGCCTGAAGAGTTATGTAATAAGGCAGAAACGATCTTAGTTAGAAATATCAAACATGGAGGTCTCACGTCATCTAGTTCCGTGATATATGATAAAAAGGAATGTGTTATAAAATCAATGCCATGTATTAGTTTGATATACAAAGACGAAGAAGATGCTTCGGGGGCAAAGATACCAGAAGATATTCTAATACGCAAAAGGGAAAGAAAATGATTTAAAACCAGAAATAGTTTGAAGATTATGGAATGGTGCTTGTGCGCCATCTTGGATGCTTATGATATCTCGTGTGGATATGATTCATATAAGATTGATCTATTAGTGGATGATATGCAGGATTTCCTATTAGAAACATATACAGAAGAAGAGGTTAGTTTTTTAGAAATTGAAAATATCACAGAGTATTGTCGGATGTCAGCACATACGTTAATTGGTAGTTTGTTTTGCGCAAAAAAACATTCTGTGATAACATCCTGTGATCAAGAAAATATGGAACGTTCATTGCGAAGACTTGTTAAATATAAAGGTGACACGCAAAGATCTCTAGAATGGTTCAAGACCCGGTATAATATGTTAACCGCAAGTGTTGCATATAATATTTTAAAAGTTGACCTTCAAAAGAAAACTGGTATTACTATCTTGAGACAAAAAATCCTTCCATTTGAACCTCACATTCCCGAAAAGGGCGACGTTCGTATACCAAATGATCCAGATCGTGCCAATGTTCGCGGAACGCGTTATGAACCAATCATTAGAAATACATACGAAAAATTACTACCGGGTGACGATACTTCAGGATGCGTGGTTGAATATGACTGTGTTCCTCATGAAAAATACCCATTTCTCGGGGCTTCTCCCGATGGAATCGTTATAAAAGGCCCATTACGGGGCAGGATGGTTGAAATCAAATGTCCAAAACCTCAAACCGCTGAAAAAGATGGAAATACCGTAAAAAAGGAATATTATGCGCAAATACAACTTCAACTTGAAGTATGTAACCTTGAAGTTTGCGATTATGTTCGTGCGGTAGTATGGGATTCAGATAACTATGAAAAAATCACCAGTATGCTTCATGAAAAGCAAGACAAATACAGGAAAATGGCAATCTCCAAAGAAATCGGTGATAATGACTCTAAGATTCTCGCTATTGGAACGATGTGGATGGACTCGTCAACGGGTGAATACGTTATGGAACGTTCGGGTTCCTTTACAAACGAAAATGAAATATATATGCGACCCGGTGTTCACCCGGCATTTATAAGACATTATTTCATACTAGAGAAAGATTGGATGATCATTAAAGTCCATAGAAATCGTGAATGGTTCAATAAGATGTTCCTTCCAAAATCAGTAGAGGTTTGGAACGAGATTATAGAGGCAAGAAAAGACCCTGATTTGTGGGAAAGAAATAATCCCAAAAAGACCTATAAAAATAAGATTGTGTTCCAAAAGGAAGAATCTTTATTTATTGATTAAGATGTTATCACTGACGATATTTTAGAATTTAAGACAATGTTAATCTCTTGTGTAGAAATACTGCGAGGACCAACAGTATTTGATGGAAATGTATGTTTATTAATCAAATCCGTGATTTTCTTGGAATACATTACAATATCCGGGTCTAGTTGTATAAACCGATGTGTTTGATTATTAAAATGTCTCCCTGGCATATAACATTTTCCTGCTTGTGAACCTACGCGTCGAATCGCAAATGTGTAGCCAGATTCTTGCTTTACATAATTATATTTATTTGGCACTATTTTCTTTTCTTTGTGCCGTGGGTATGATAACTTTTTCCATATTTGAAATATACAGGGAACATCATAAGAATATGAGTTGACTACAAATGAATTGTATGGAATATCTTTTGAATATACCATATGAAAATTATCAGAAAAGGAATTAAACATACTGGGTTTTTGGAATGAACGTGGTAAAATAAAGGCTATTGTATCCGCAAAAGTGCAACTATGTCTGATGAATTTCTTTGCAAGTGAGGATTGTTTTCCAAATGGCGGATTTCCAAAAACAAGAATGGGTTTTGAAGTATCAGGTTTCCAATTTAAGAAATCTTGTTTTTGTATGATTTCATTTTTAGGGTCAATATCTATTCCAATAGATTGTATTCCAGGTGGTATGTATTTTAAAAAAACCCCATTTCCTGCAGACGGTTCTACCCATAGATAATCACTTATGTTTAGTATTTGTGTTGTAATACATCTAACACAGTCTTTTGCTGTCTCGTCTTTTGTATAATATTGTTCTTTTGTAGTTATTCTATGGATTCCAGTATCTTGAGACATACTAAAATATAGTTATGTTTTAGTTTAGTTTAAATCTAAAAAAATATATCATAGGTAGGGAGGGAAAAATATAGCAAGTTGGCGCAATCGGTAGCGCGCGTGGCTCATAACCACGAGGTTGATGGTTCGAGTCCATCACTTGCTCTAAAGGACTTGGACAAGTCCAAACCTGGTTTGTTTTTTATTATGTTTATAAAACATAATAAAAACTTAATTCCGGAATGAAGAATGTGAAAGTTTATTTCTAGAAAGAGCATCCGTGTGATTGTGTATTTTCTCACCACCAAGATGAGGGCGTGGATATTCACATGGTAATACTGGAGATTCTGAAAGAGTTTGTTCAGGAGAACCTGCTAATGTTCTCCCTGTTGGCCACTTATGATTATCGGCCTGTTCACGACTTGACTTTTCAGATTGACGAAGATATGGTTCAAACATATTATATCTCTGTTCTCCCCTAGACTCTCCCTGGGTAGGATACAAACTTAGATCTTTAACGCGAAGTCCATTAAGATTCACAGAAAATCCTTCTGAAACATCAACTATAAGATAATATATTGCGAGTAGTATTGCTACTACAATTGGAATCATCTATCATTGTAATTGATTTATTATTTTTGTCTATCTAAAACGTCATACCCTAATAGTCTTATGTCTGGAAAACTTCGTGTCACAAAGAGAGATGGAACAATTCAAGACGTATCTTTTGATAAGATTGAAAAGAGGCTACAATCTCTAGCAAATGATACACCCTCTGGTCTTGATAAACTCAAAAATGTAAATGTAACTCTTGTAACGCAGAAGGTAATTACCCAGTTATACGATAAAATTCCTACCACAGAACTCGATGATCATGCATCTCGTGTTTCTGTTGATATGATTACAACGCATCCTGAATATGGAGATCTTGCTGGACGTATTGTAATCAGTAATCATCAAAAGAAGACATATCCAGATGTGATTTCAATATTCCGCGAACTTCGTGAAATGTATGATTCAAATGGAAAACCCGCTCCTTTAATTTCTGAGGAGACAATGGCTATCGTTGAAGAACATTCAACACGCATACGCGATGAGATTGACCACACTCGGGATTATTTAATTGACTATTTTGGATTCAAGACTCTTGAAAGGGCGTATTTACTGAAAAACAAGGGTCGTATCCTTGAGAGGCCTCAAACTATGTGGATGCGCGTAGCCATTGGAATTCACGGGTGGGATATTGATTCTGTTATGGCGACATATCACGACCTTTCGCGTAAATATTACACACACGCAACACCTACATTGTTTAATGCTGGAACAGTGCGTCCCCAGATGTCATCCTGCTTTCTAGTTTCAATGAAAGACGATAGTATTGACGGAATCTTTAAGACCGCTCACGAATGTGCCTTGATTTCAAAATGGGGAGGTGGTATTGGGCTTCATATTCATAACATTCGCGGGAAAGGTTCTTACATTCGAGGAACTTCGGGGACGAGTAGTGGAATTGTTCCTATGCTTCGTGTATTTAATGCTACTGCTAGATACTGCGATCAGGGCGGTGGTCGTCGTAAGGGATCGTTTGCTATCTATATGGAACCTTGGCATGCCGATATTGAAGATTTCCTTCGTCTCAAGATTAACTTTGGAAATGAAGAGGAGAGAGCCAGAGACCTATTTTATGGGTTGTGGATTCCGGATCTGTTTATGAAAAGGGTTAAAAGTGGCGGTAACTGGACATTGTTCTGCCCTGATCGCGCCGCCGGACTCGCAGATAAATATGGAAAGGATTTTGAGGAACTCTATGAGAAATACGAAGAAAATGCGGAAATGTATGGTGGAAGAACAATGCCTGCCCAGAAACTATGGTTCCAAATTCTACAATCCCAGATTGAAACCGGAACACCCTACCTTCTTTATAAGGACTCTGCAAATGAGAAGAGTAATCAGAAGAATCTTGGGGTGATTAAGTCTTCAAATCTTTGTACCGAGATTATTGAATATTCGTCCCCTGATGAGACGGCGGTTTGTAACCTTGCTTCAATGAATCTTCAGGCTTATGTAAGAAACACAAAGAGTGGCGAGGTTGTGTTTGATTATGATTTGTTCCAGGAAAAGGTTTGTCAGGTTGTAAGAAACCTCGACAAGGTTATTGACAGAAACTTCTATCCAACTCCTGCTACTAAGAAATCCAACTTCCGGCATCGTCCAATTGGTATTGGTGTTCAGGGACTCGCTGATGTATTGGCAAGACTCAAGATTTCATACGATTCTGTTGAAGCAAAAGAACTGAATGAACGTATCTTCGCAAATATGTATTATGCTGCTGTATCATCAAGTAGTGAGATTGCCGAACGACTCGGGTCATATGAGACATTTGAAGGGTCACCGATGAGTAAAGGCATCATTCAACCCGATATGTGGGACTCTAAACCATTGGTTGGACTAGATTGGGAATCCCTTCGCTCAAAGGCAAAGCGTGGAATGAGAAACTCATTACTAGTTGCTCCAATGCCAACAGCATCTACAAGCCAGATTTTAGGGAATACAGAGAGTTTTGAACCATTTACCACAAATATTTATGCTAGACGAACTTTGGCGGGAGAGTTTGTGTTGGTGAATAAATATCTCGTACAAGAACTTCATAAAGATGGTCTTTGGAACAAGGATATGAAGGATTTGATTATCAAGAATCGCGGTTCAATCCAGGCTATTGACGGTATTTCTGATGATACAAAGTCAAAATTTAAAACTGTGTGGGAAACGAGTCAAAAGGTATTGATTGATATGGCTGCAGATCGTGGAAAATATATCTGTCAAAGTCAATCACTGAACCTTTATTCTGCAGATCCTACATTCAAGAAATTAAGCAGTATGCATTTCTATGCGTGGTCTCGTGGTTTGAAGACTGGTGTATACTATTTACGAACAAGACCTGTTGCTGATGCCCAACAGTTTACGATTGAGGCTAAATCTAGTAGTGAAGGGGCGGCTGCAACCACTTCTGGGACGGGTTTTAAAACATATGATGATACAGAATGTGAGGTTTGTTCTGCGTGATAATAGATGTCTATAATTATTGGACTGGTATTCTTAATTATTGTTATGATTGGGGTGATGTGTGTCCCTTCTTTTGTAAAGCCTATGGAAGGTTTTGAACCAAATAAAAATATTCTAAAAACTGTTGGAAAAGATGTGATTCCTAATCATACATTATTTTTAAATGATTACGAAACGGGAAACGCAAAACGCTATCTTTCAAAACTTCCAAGTGTGAGAAATGGTGGTTTTTCTGTTCCAGATGATTATACATTTTTACCTGTTCCTAAATATCACTCCGAATACAAACCTCTAATGGTAGATACACCAAGAACATCTGACATAAACAGAGGTTCTCATAATGATCCCGTTCATATATATTTTCAGAAACTTTACGGGACACTAGAGGATGCCGACAAGGAGGGAAGTTCATAATTCATTGGTAGACGGGAATATTGATTTATTTATTTTATGGAATGAAGAAGGAAAAGACCCCTCATATTTTATTGAAAAAATATTGGAATATCCTTATCATATACGGTATGAGTTATATAAATATACCGATTGGGTCTATAAAACGAAGACATTTACACATCGCGGATGGCCACGTATGGGAAAAATGACAGCACAAGCGTGGACCTTTATGGAAGTTATTACATTTACAAATTATGTATTTTTTAGAATTACAGACGATTCTTTAGAGTCATTATTTGATGCGCTAATGTTTGCAAAATCTGGTATTACAATGATTGAGTATGATTATCTATATCAAAATATCATAACCTCTATGCAACATACTGATCGTTATCGTTCTGAAATATCATGCCTGATACTATTATGTTTTTTAATCTCAACGGAGTTTGATATTGATGTCTTAGATGTGGGATATGGGAGTGTAAGAAGGTCTATTATGGAAAATATATGTTCGCACGATAAACTTAATTTATTTACGTTAGTAACAATCAACCCTCAACAATCGTTTAATGAGTTTATGTCTTGGATGTATAGTGATATAGAAATTCCAAATATCATTAAGTCTTTTTTAATACACTGTTCTGAGAAAGAATCCTAGGACGATATACCTTTTTCGTTTCATCTGTATGAAGCTTCTTCATATCATCGATGAAATCCATTATCGCGAACCTTGATTTAGGACCTAATTTCTTTTCTTTCTTCTCAGTGTCTAACATTTTTTCAAACTCCTTTAGACATTTTTGGAATCCTTCTTTCGCTATTTTTGTTTTCGCAACAACTCTAAAGAATTTTAATACACACCCTACCTGTGTTTCGGTTGTTTCTCTCGGGACAGTTCCGCTATTTTCACGAATCGTAGACATAGTTTGTATTAGATTCATCGCATGTTGGGCAAGAACAGCGTGAGGAATTAATCCATAGTTTGATGCTTCACCCAGAACAACACTTGTTCCAATTCTAGAATATTTCTTTTTATTGGCCTCGCAGAAATCATCATATGTTTCACCATTTGTAATTTCTTCAAGAATAAGAGATTTATGTGTATCTACGATTTCTTTTAGAATATCCAGGCCATATTTGCTATCTTCGGGACCAACATTCGTAAGATCTTTAAACATATGAAGATACTCTTTTGCAAAGATGTGTTGTTTTGAAGCATTTTCAATAATTAATTTTAAGATTTCAGGTTTTTGTTCTGATGAAATGCGATTGTAAACAGCATCAATATTTTTCGCGATTGCCTCATAATTAGAATCTGTAAGTTTGTTAAGATCTGCAACAATCTTCATCCTCATTGCATCATCAAATGATTCTGCCTTTTTCTTGAATGAAACTTTCGTAGACTTAATTCCAGTTTTAGGACTACGACCTTTTCTACTAATATTTTTTCTAGGACTTTCTTGGGTAATTTTAGATATTTTGTCAAGAATATCCTCGGATAGAAAGTCAGCAGGATTTACTTTTTTTGAGAGAAGAAGAATTTTCATTGGTTCACACATTGAACTACTCATATTTTATATATATGTAATGCGAATTTGCTTTAGAATAATATCAATTGAACATTTACTTAAACTCAAACTTTATATATAACTAGTTATATGGCGGCAGTAAAGCCCTACGAATCTTTTGATGATATGGAACTTAAAGACTCCCTTCTCAGGGGGGTCTATTCATTTGGGTTTGAGAAACCCAGTATGATCCAACAGTTAGCGATTAGACCCGTAACTGCTGGAGGGGATGTAATCGGTCAGGCTCAGTCTGGAACAGGAAAGACTGGTGCTTTCACTATTGGAATACTAAACAGGATTGATGATAGTAAGAAACACTTACAGGCAATCGTAATGCTCCCTACAAGAGAACTTGCATTACAGGTTAACGATGTAGTAAAGGGTATATCCGCACATATGGACATTGAAGTTGTTCTCGCCATTGGCGGTGCTAGTACACGAGAACAGTTAGATAGTATCTCTAGGGGGGCGCAGTTTATGATTGGAACTCCTGGAAGAATCTTTGATCTTATTTCTACAAAACTAAGTCGCGAATCGGTGGCAGGTGTTAATATGTTGGTTATGGATGAGGCAGACGAGATGCTTTCTGCTGGGTTCCAGGAGCAGGTTCGGGAGATCTTTAGATATATCCCGTCTGATATCCAAGTATGCCTCTTTAGCGCAACATTAAACCCAGATGTCATGAGAATCACAGAAAAGTTTCTGCGAGAACCTACAAATATCCTTGTAGAGAAGGAGTCTTTGACGCTTGATGGTATTCGTCAGTATTACGTATCTCTTCGGGAACAAGATAAATTTCATGTACTAATGGATTTGTATGAAACGATGAGTATTGCCCAGTGTATCATTTATTGTAATAGCCGTGGAAAGGTTGAAGAGGTTGCGAGGTCTCTTGTTTCAAATGGCTTCACTGTTGGTGCGATTCATGGGCAAATGGAATGGAGTGAGAGAAAGGCAATTATGGAAGATTTCAGGTGCGGTAAGTTGCGTGTTTTACTAGCAACAGACCTTTTGGCGCGCGGTATTGATGTTCAGCAAGTATCGGTAGTTATCAACTACGATGTTCCTAGAGATGTTGCAAACTATCTTCATAGGATTGGAAGATCAGGACGTTTTGGAAGGAAGGGTATTGGTATTAACTTTGTAACAAGTGATGGAGAGGCAAATCTCCACACTATTATTGACCATTATAAGACAAATATTGAAGAATTACCCGTAGAATTTATGAAACACCTTGAATAATTATTTTATTCGTTTGACTTAATCTATAGGTTTCAAATATAACATAGATATGATTGACCTTGCCCTTCTTGTCGCTGTTTTTGTAGCAATTCTTGCGTTGGCATATTTCACATATAGAAATGTAGTTGGACTTGATAGCAGAATTCGTAAGATTGAAGATATTCTCCAGAATGCGGAGGTTGTTTCTGCCCCTCCTCAAGAGCAGTTAAGTGATGGGTCTGTGGAACCAACTGAGGCTCCAGATTCTGTTCCGGTTCCAGAAGAGGCAACCGAAAGTAATACTAGAATTCCAGGATGGGGTGGAGAAGGACCTGCTATTACAGTTGAAAGAGAACAACCGGAAGAAAGAGATGCGGATGATGAGTATGAAGAACAAGAGGAAGATTCAGTTGATGATGATTCTGAAGAACCTACCGAAGAACGAAATGTTGTAGTAGAATCTACTGAAGAACGAAATATTGTAGTAGAGGATGTCCCAGTTGAATCATTTGATGTGAGTGAAACGACGGCATCGGCGACGACGGAGAGTGAACCCGAACGCGAACCCGAACGCGAACGACCAAATCCTAACTCATCAACCGTGAGTGAGCTTAAGGATGCTCTTCGTAGGGCTGGTGTTAGTTTCCCTTCGAGTGCCAAGAAAGCAATGCTGGTAAGTCTCGTACAGGAAAATAATGTAGAAGTTTAGATGAAGGTAAATTGGAGAGTAACCGATAATCGGCACTGGAACAGTCCTGCAAGGATGTCTGATGGACGTCTTTTCACGAACTATAAAAGCCCTGCAGTTGTGGCTCTAGACCTTGAAAAAGAGATTGGAATTTCTAAAGGTCTTCAGACCTGGCGTGACTATCTTCAAAAGAATGCTGAAGTTATCCAAGAACAACGCTCTACTCAAATTAAAGCAAGTGCCCATACGAGTGATATTTGGGCGGATTCTTACGTACCACCTGGGCCAAAATATGTTGTAAAAGATAAACAGGTTAAAGAGACCAATATTGTTGGGGGGATCGGGTCGCAAGTAACTGAAGTGAGAGAACAGACTAAAAATCACGAACGACAAACACCTTATAGTGGCCCCCCACAGACTCAAATGAATCTTGATGACCCAAGATGGGGGATTACACCTGAAACATTAGTTCTTACAAAACGAAATGCCGTGTCTCAAGGAGGAAGTGTTTGGGGATGGCTTGATGATAGACATTAAGAACTATTAATAGAAGAACATGAGTTTTGAAGGACCTACTGCAAGTGGAATGATTCATCATAACCCCGCTGGTTATCCTAAGGACACTATTATGATTAAAGGAACCACTAGTAAGGGAAACGTTGTTCAATGGATTGCTGCGGATCCCCCTGTTAGAAGATATAGCAAACCCGGTTCGTATTTGGCGTTCCCATCGCCATCTGTAGCCATTAGTGGGCAGAACTGCGGAACAACTGAAGTTATGAGCGGTAGATTTACTATCATTTGTAAGAAGCCTAACTCATATTATGCGAATGGTGGTACGATTCTTCTTCCCCCACATGTAACCATACGTGTCTGGAATAGAGATCAGTGTGTTGGAGATACCGTTGCGGTGATTGGAACGATTCTTCCAAACAAAGGACTTACGTATGACCACCGGCGAACAGGACCAGAATACTATGTTCGTGAAAAGGGAAATGTAAGGAGTCAAGAACAGATTCTTAGAGAATCTACCTGGAAAGGAGAGATGTCTTTGCGGAAATATGCGGAAGGCGAATCATAAAGTGATATAATCATTTTTACCTTGTTTTGTTAAGGGAGATGCGTATTCTCTCATTTGATATTGGTATAAAAAATCTGGCTTGGTGTCTTGCGGAATCTAGAAACATTCCATCCACTTCTGGTATATCCAACGAGTGTTGTTGGAAGATTCTAGATTGGGGAGTATGGGATCTCCGCGTTGACGTCAAGGATGAAATATACCATCCTGAGTTTTGTTGCGCGACCACTTCCAGTGGAAGAATTTGCGGACGAGTTCCTATGTATTCAGATTTATCTGGCGATGTATGTTTGGGAGGATATTGTAAGACACATCTAAAACATTGTGAAGCATCTCATACGAATGAAGATATTAGAAAACTTCCAAAAACGCCAATTGCGCAACTTCGGGAGAAGGCAACATCCTTGAATATAGATATCAAAGGAATGAAAAAGAGTGAAATCGTAAGTAAAATAGGTGAAATTTACCGAAAACGATGTGTTTTTAAAATTCCTAAACTTGCGAACTCAAGAAGAATAGGGCTTGAAACAATCCATAATAGGATCATACAAAGGGTTAAGGATATCCATTGTTCTGCAGATTTGATTTTTATTGAAAATCAACCGGTTAAAATGAATGCGACCATGAAAACAATACAGATTATTCTTTGGACAACGTTACGTGAAAGAATGATTCGCAGCGGAATAATAAATCCAAAAGTTAGATTTTTAAATGCGAATAAAAAGTTGATGGTTCGCCCTAATGATGAAGCTCCTTGGAATTTTGAAATTCTGACAGAAGAAGTCGCAAAACGAGAGGCGCGGCGAAGAAGTTATAGTGAACGAAAAAAAGAATCAATCACAAGAGTATCTACAATTTTAACAAAAACAGGTCAAGATTGTCATCACAAATGGTTTGAGAGAAATCCTAAAAAAGATGATCTTGCGGATTGTTTACTAATGTGTTTATGGGGAATGTGCGATTAAAACCTAAATGGTGATTTCCTTTGACTTCTAGAAGTATGGATGGAGATATTATTCAGATTAGCGACGATATTTTTACCGATTCCAAACCATCCTCCAGAGATGCAGATCCTTTAGGTGTTAAAATTGTGAGCGGAGAAGAAAAGGGAATTACGATCAATTTAGATGAAAATCTCGGTGCCCCAGCCCCCCCTTCTGCGGAACCAAAGACCTCTGTTCCGCAACCCGAGTCTGCATCTACGCCAGGACCTCTTAAAACACTTGGCGAGATTGATGCACAGGCTTCTGGCGAAGTAAAGACAACGGCAAATCCTGAACCACCCAAAGCAGGGGGAGGATTTTTCAGCAACTTCACACTTTCTTCGAATCAACCCAAGGATAAGGCCGCGGAACCGCCTCCTAAAACTCAAAAAGAGTTAGAAGAGGAGAAAAATGACCTTTTGGCAAAACTTACTGCTCTTGAGAGAAGAGGAGTATCTCTCTCACGAACTTATGATATGTCAAGCAGTCTTGAAGATATTCGCGGAGAATATGGAAGGATTAAGGCAACGCGAGAACTTGAAAACAGTGTGAAGTTCCAGCGAAAGATGTTAATGGCATCCGTAACTGCGATTGAGTTCTTGAATAACCGATTTGATCCATTTGATGTAGAACTAGAGGGTTGGTCAGAGAGCGTCCATGAGAATGTTGATGAATACGATGAGGTATTTGAAGAACTTTATGAAAAATACAGAGGTCGTGCCCAGATTGCCCCTGAAATCAAGTTAATGATGATGTTGGGCGGTTCGGCATTTATGTTCCATCTCACGAAGACTATGTTTAAGAGTTCAATCCCCGGTATGGATGAGATTCTTAAACAGAATCCTGAAATTGCTCGCCAAGTTGCGTCTGCCGCAGCAAAAACGATGAGTGGTGCTATGGGCGGTGGGTCCCCTAGTCCTGCCAACGCAGGTGGAGGTGGAGGTGGATTGAATCTTGGTGGGTTAATGGGTATGATGAGTGGGATGATGGGTGGGGGCAGACCTCCTGCTCCAGCCCCTGCTCCTACGCGTGGAGCCCCTGCTTCAGCCCCAGCACGAGGGCGTCCCGATATGGATGGACCTGGGGATATTGATGCTATCCTAAAAGAAATTGATCAGTCTTCTGTTGGAACCGCTGATCAAGCGAGGGGCGTGAGTGTTACCCGAGAAGGTTCAGGTCCCACGCGGGTAAGTGTTGAAAGATCTGATGCTAATACATTGGTCTTAGACGTATAATTATGAAACATTCCAAGACTTAACGGCATCTGTGCCTATAGTTTTTAGTTTACCTTGTTCGTATCTTCTAAAAAGATAATAACGAGAGTTTTCATTCAATAGATAATCAAGTGATACAATTGCGAATCCACCTACGATTAACGCCATCCATATGTTATTTAGGGCAGCATATACTACGGCTAGAATCGCAAACCATCTAACGTATTTAGAGCGAAGGATGGATTTTTGATAATCTGTTAATCCTTCAATAATTTGACCGCCTGTGATGTTCACGATCAAAACTGTAACTGCTACAGCAATCATTGATGTTGTATCTTGTTGCATTCCTCTAATCTCTATTAACATATAACCTAGACATATCATGTAGTTCGGTCTCTAATTTTTTTACCATTGTCATTACATTATCAAGACTCTTTGTCGTTTGAGAAGTAATATGACGGGCGTCATTCACATCGGTCTCTTGAGGGACAAGATTCAGCATAGTTTGAAATGATTCACCTGTATCACCTAATTTCCCAGTAGTTTTCATAATATCTTCAGACAATATCGCATACGCAATACCAAGAATAATCGCGATTTCTGGCATTATGTACGCAGTTAATACAATAACAGAAAGAGATAATAACCGTATTATAGGGTAATCATATAATGATATTACTATTCCTGGGAGGGTCGGTGGATAAGATAGTAAAGGTGCAAGAACTAAGACTAATAAAAAGCCAAAGATCATACCGTACATCTACAAGAATACTTATAGACTTTATTCTTCTTGTTTGAGTTCTTCAGATACAAATGGTTCCGCATTTGAGCACGACATTACGATGAGAACACCGAACAAAATACCAATAGGAACACTAACATTTGATAAGAATAGCAATACTAAAAGAACCGCAAGACGTCCAAGGGGATTTGTCATCGCAAGAGAAAGAACACTTTCTGTATCAGATTCCAGGAATGTCATATATAGAATCAAAATACCTGCAATCGCATATTGAACCATAGGCATCTCGAGTGAACGCATCCCTTCTTTTACGAATACCATCCCCGTTTTTTGAAAACGCCCCATCATTTTTCCAATTTCAGCATTCATATCTGTCTTTAGTTCCCAGAAAAAAACAAGAAAACGATTAGATGAACCGCGGATACGCAACTCTAGAAGAGGCGTATGACACCGAAATGTCAACGTCAGATACAGAGACTGAAGTTAGCAGTAAACAAACTATGGTTGTTGGGAGATCCAGGAGTCCTAGTGTTTTATCTGATAATTCATCATCATTTTCGTCATTGTCTATTGATGATTACCAGATGGAGAGAACGTCAGGGGAGACACATGGGAGACGACCACCAACTGAAGTTCCTAGACATCTTATCGGTTCACCGTCTCCATCTCCATCTCCATCTCCGTCTCCATCTCCTAATCCGTCTCCTTCCGGACATGGGAATCGGGAGGTTATGAGACAAATATTAAGAATTCAAAAGGACATTAAGAAAATAATGAATGAAGAACCCGATGCTCCTCAGGACGAATTCCCCGTTATTGAAACAGCACTTTTCATATCTGTTGGATTATTTATACTTGTATCTATGAATATGATGCTTCGTATGGGTAAACAACATGTTACATATCGCTTTAGCGCCGATTGAAATATACATCACGTAGTTGACTACTAGGCACATAATCCTCTGCAGCCCTTACAAGTCTCCTAGTCTCCGCAGGACTGGTCTCCTGCGCAGGCTGCGAAGTCATTGATTGTTGCCTTTGTCTGGACATCATATATTCATGATTAATCCTCTCCTCCTCCTCACGCTCCTTGTTTTGAATGACTTGGTTATGTCTCATAATTAACTCATTTTGTTCACTCTTGATTACTTTGGACGCGGTTTCATATTCTTTTCGTAAATGATCCCAACTTATCATTAAAAAGTTAGGATGAGTATACTTTATCTTGAACCCATTTTTTGTTAGACTAGTTACAATATAGGATCTACATTGTTCAGCATTAAATAATGGCTGTCCAATCATAACTTCTGGGAGAGTATATGTTGTAAAAGTTGACCCACCGTCCACAGATGCTGCAAGTTTAATACGTTTATGAACCTTTTCAAGAACCTTATCATACACTTTAAGGCGCATTTCCTCTCTAGAAACTTTTTTCTCAAAAAGACTTTGGATGTCTATTTGACGTTCCATTCTATTGTTTTGTCGTTTTAACACGGGACAAAACAATCACAGGAAACAAAAGATATGCCACGCAATACACTTGTACTGACGAGTGGGGGTATTTTAGGAGTATCGTATGGTGGAGTCTTCCGTTGTATGGAAGAGAAGGGGATTGATCTTGATTCATTTACAGAAGTATATGGGACAAGCATAGGAGCATTAATTGGACTTTTAGTTGTGATAGGAATGTCCAAAGACAATATACGAAGATTATTAATGAATCTCCCAATAACTAGATTATTTCAAATTACATCTGAAGGATTAATTGGATTCGCCGATAATCAGGGCATTGATAATGGGTCTGGAATCCGTAGTATATGTAGACATATTTTACAAAGAATATACAAAAATCCTGATATAACTTTGGGAGAACTAGGTCAAAAAACAGAAAAGCATTTTGTAACAAATGCAACCGATGTATGTCGCGGTAAAATGGTTCTTCTGGGAACTAAGGAGACACCAGGAGTAAAAGTTGAAGACGCTGTTGTTGCGAGTGCCTCTATTCCATTCTTGTATTCCCCTGTAAGAATCAATGATATGGTTCTTGTAGATGGAGGAGTAACTACTCCATTACTTCTTCACCTTGTTGCTAAAGAGGATCTACCAAATACGATTGCCGTTGTTCCAATGACTAAAATGGATTCAATGGGGGTAGAAGATGTGCCAGGAATGGCAAAAAGTGTATACTACACGATGATGAATAGTGGGATTGAAAACCTTATTCAAAAATGTGGAAAAGAAGCATCAAAGAGGGTTATGTATATTAGAACACCTGTAGATTCTACAAATATGCTAAGTCAAGAAGCAGATAATATAAGTCTTCGTGAAACTCTTGATTTTCTTGGATATACTGAAGCAAACCGTTCAGATGTAATTTTAAGTTTTGGTTCAATCACAGACCCTCCTTCAAAAGAAGATACAGAGCCTTCGGGTCCTCCCGATCAACCTGTGGAGGAACAGGAACCGGCAAAGCCCTTCCTACCTCATGTAGATGAAGTGTCGGATACGACCGAACTCCAGCCTCTCGGCAAGCCCTCGGATCCTCCTCGCAGTCTACCACCTCCAATCGAGACTCGGGCAAATGATTCTTCTCAAGTAAAACCTTTAACTTATCAAGCGGGTCTTTAAGTCTTTGGCAGTGTGGGCACCACGATACTTTGTAGATAGTCAAAAGCCTTGATACATTTGGAGGTATTCTTGATTCTACAAAGTTTTCTGAAGAAACACGATTATTGCGGAGAAGAATAATACCTAGGCATATAATCGCAATAATAAGGAATATTTGTAAATACATCTAATTGAACTAATCTTTAGTGTAATAGTATTTGTATAAGATGGACCAAGAAGAGTTGTTTGTAAATGAATTTCTTAATATAGATTCATATCCTGATACTACTCTTCTAGGAGATATTGCTGGGATGGAAAAACTTTGTCTTGAAAGTGCTCTTCGTGAAGAAGGACTTGAGGAAAGAAAAGCAGCCGCGATGGCTGGGATATGGTCGGGTGTTGTTCATTTGAGATGCCGATATGCCGATGAAGCCTATATTCAGTTGGAAGATGCTTTGCGTGTTTTACCTGAAGGAGAATTCCGTTTTGATATGCGACGTCGTTTCCTTGTCGCTCTTGGGAGAGAAGATTTCCCAAGCCGTGACAGTTCTTGAGTATGTGTTAATGTTTCAAGACCGACTGTTGTTTGAAATTTCTGTATTACGTTTTTAAGTTCTCGTTTTCTTGCAGAGTCCTGTATTTTAGTTAAAAATGGCCCATATTTACCTTTGAGAATCCCACGAACTAATTGAGACTCTGTGTGTTTTCCAGAACTATGTAATATTTTTGCTGTCTCTTTCAACCATTCTTTGATAGCAAAATCTTTCCCAAGTGTTGTATTTAGATATAATGTACTCCAAAACTCGGTTTGAAATAAATTTTTACTAATAGGCTTTGGAACCGTAAAATCTCTCATAATATTTTTGTGTTGGTCTTTTCGTACATTATCGTGGAGACAAATGGAGAGTTCAAGAGGAGTTTTGGCATAGTCGCAGGTTGTAGACGAAAGATGTTTGCGAAAATTTTTGCGACACTTACGACAAGGGAGAACCCTAGATGTTGCCATAAGCCATTTTTTGTATTGTTCTTTCGTTATATCAAGCATGGAATACGCATGAATCATGCGCCATCCATACGATCCCCATTTATCAGGATCCATCTATTTATAATTTCCATAAATACCATATATTGGATCAAGGGCAGGGCGAACTCCAGACATTCCAGTATTATTTCTATGAACCTCTTTAATCACAATTTCTGGTTCAGGGCAGCGCATAGGCGTGGGAGACGGGCAAGGAGCACAGGGCTTACATTCGCATTTCCTGGCTGGTGGGCATCTTGGGCGAGGGCAAGGTGGGCATTTTCCAATATTGCACGGTTTCTTACAGGAGCAAACGCAGGGAGGGCATTTGGGGATATCCTTTTTGTGGACATAGTTACTCATTTCAGGCATAGGTGGGCATTCCGTCTTAAGCATGTATTTGCTCATATCAATAAACTCTTTGCACCTGTATCTTCTCGTAGAAAACGCTTCAGAACTTCCGGCGACACCATACCCTAGGCAACAGCCCATAGCAAGAGCAATGACTACCAGAATTACTACTGTGCCAATCTTCATCTACAAGAATATATTTTTTTAAACGAGACGCTGTTTGGAAGATTTCAATATGGCTTCAATCGTAGCAGTAGTAAGATATCTCCCATCTGTCTCTAAAGCACGGTCTATCTCTGCAATAGTTCGTTCTAAACCTACACGTAGACCAGATCGCTCCTCACTTTGTTCGTATTCATGGGCACCCACGTCGACTCTTGTAAGTAAATCCAGAAGTTTCTGTCGCTCATTATTGAGATCCACTTTTCCCTGGGAATGAATAAATTCCTGATTTTCCTGAGGAATGTCTGTGAAAGCCTCGTATTCAGTCGTGGGTTCTGGTTTAACATTCTGATACAGGGCAATGGCAAGTATAATCGCCACTAAAAACCCAATCTCAAGGTACATCTATCCTCTTATTTTTTAAAAAGATTACGTGTTTCCACCACGCGTATCCGTAGATGCCCTGGGTATTGAAGATTCCGCAACAGATTGTAGTTCTTTTAGTTCATTTGTTTGAGTCGGGAGCTTATATGAGTCCCCGTATAGATTGATAGGCCTATAATCATAAGAGTCAATGGTATCTGTTGGTCTCCCTTGATTGTCTCCCGTGTCGTGATTACTTGTCTTCACATTAAAGGAGTTGATGCCTTTAAGAACAGTTTCATTTCTTGGGTCTCTTTCTCCTATCGGTATCTCCAAGATCTGGTTTACCTCTTTACGACTACGGAAACGATTATCATCAACATATGATTTTTCGTAGAAACGCAATAGTTTTGAACAAATATTACGAACTTCGTTGAAACTAAACTCCAATCTACGTTCTTGATGAAGATGATCTATAATATCTGAAACGAGAACACGTTCTTTACACACATATGTAAATACTTGTTTTGTTGTAGCCACCCACTTTTCAAATGCCTCGGGTTTTATAGTTTTAGTAGAGCCTTCAGGAATAGATTGTTGAATTCTTTTCAAATACGCTTCCACGGCTAGAGTTGTGGGACCTTTACCATGTGGTTCACATTGTAGTCCTGATGGAGGCGTTAAGCGAGAAAGATATGCCTGTAAACGTTGGAGCATATCTTTTCTAGTGATTACCTTTTCAACAATGTCGGGATTGAAAGGGGGATGTGTTATAAATGTTTCATTAACTTCGCGTCCTTGATTATTCATAACTGGTACGAGTTCCAGAAATGACTGGTAAAAGATGTTTCCACTCAGGGGACGAACTGTAGCAAATACAACTGTTAAGAATAATACTGCACCAATCACAAGCGTTGAAAATGAGGGTGTTAATGCTTTATTAAAGGTAAGACTCTCTGCTTGATTCATTGTAATGTTATATATATTTGTAAACATCTTGAAAAATGAGGGATGAATATAAATTACCCCCAAAATAAATAAAATCACAAATATGGTTGCGACCATCTACTTGTAGGGTCCGGAAGTCTAACCAGAGGAATTCTAGAATGTATATCAGTTCTGTGCATTCTATCATATTCGCCTTGTCCCATAATGTAATTTGAGCTACAAGTAAACGATTCTGTGTAAGAGACAGGGGTAAGGAGAATTATTAATATAATACTTATGATTAAAAGAAAAATCATCTACAATTGATTAGGTTCTATTTTTTTATGATTATATATCTAAACATATGAACTTTACAGTTGGTATTGACGAGGCTGGAAGAGGATGTATGTGGGGAAGTGTATTCGCGGGTGCCGTAATATTACCTGAAGAACTTAGTAACGAAGATATTATGACTGAAAAGGAAAAGTTTCTTATTCGTGATAGTAAAAAACTAAGTGAAAAAAGACGGGATGAGGCCGCCGAACTTATTAAGGAACGTTCCATTGCTTGGGGTGTTGGGGAATGTACCCCCGAAGAGATTGATCATCATAACATTTTGAATGCTACTCATACCGCAATGCACAGGGCTGTAAATATGTGTTATGAAAAACTGTGTAAGAAACATCCTGGGTCAACTATTAACTTAAAAATTGATGGAAACTCATTTAGAATATACTATATCCCACACACTGATAATATTGTAGATCATGAGTGTGTAGTAGAAGGCGACAGTAAGTATCGTTGTATCTCCGCCGCTTCTATACTTGCAAAAACAACACGAGATAAATATGTAGTAGACATTGTGAATGAAAAGCCAGAGATTCACGAAAAATGGGGCTTGGCAAAACATAAGGGATATTGTACGAAACAGCATATGGATGCGATACAGGAATATGGGATTCACGAATTACATAGAAAGTCTTATGCCCCAATTAAGCGAATTTTGAATATGACGTAATCATTTCTGGAACATGACAGCGGAAATGTGGGATATATCTTTTGTCGCTTGTAATTATATCTAAAATTTCATATGTCATTGAAACATCATACAACGCATCGTGTTCTTTTGAAGGATTTGAATCTTTTCCTGTAATAATTTTATACATTTCTTTGAGTTTAGGAAACTTATATTTGAGATGTGGGTTTTTTACATTTGGAATCTTACATAAATGTCTTCCTATAATCATAGTGTCAATGCGGGGGAGATAGCCAAATGGACTTTCTTCAACTTTGGTAATCATATTGGCTCGAAATAATTCTGAGAGAATAACCTTTGTATCAAACGAGTTAATATTATGACCACATATCGCATTTACTTTTTTAGCCATATCTGTAAGTTTTTCTAAACCTTCTTTAATATTTATTCCTTTGTCAGTGGCTATTTCATTTGTGATTTTATGAACACTTTGCGCTCCTTCTGTAATCGTGAAACCATCAGGACGAACTAGAGTATTGTATTTTTCAATAATTCTCCCTGGTCTTCCAGAATAAGAAAGTTTTACAATCATTGCCCCAATTTGAACGATTCTTGCCGGAATATTTTCATAGTCTTTTGGAGGTATTTTTCTATCATAAATTCTATCACTTGTTTCAAAATCAAATACTAAGACTCTATATGCCATTGGAAGTTCTGTTGTTTTTTGTACTGTTTTTTTGTTTTCAATTAGCATCTAATATATAATAGATGTCTGTGCAAAAAGGATATAAACGTGTTGGAAAATTATTTTTAAAAAATGTTTATGAAAAAATAAAAAAACTTCGTTCAAAAATGGATACAATTTCACTAAAACCTGAAGAAGAATCACTGCTTCGAAAGTTTGATGGAATGTTTTATACAAAAAAGAAACCCAATGTATTTTATAAAAGTTTTTATCGTTCTGGATTGATGATAGCAAAACATCAAGTGGTTGAAAAAAGAAAGGTTTATTATGTAGAAATATTTAACTTTTTGAGAATATTCTTTATCGGTATTTTATCTGGAGACCCAAGAACTGGATATTTACGGAGACGTGTTTCTAAATATGAGGCGACATATGATATTGTAGATACGTTTGAGAGTTTTATTGTATTGTATCGGAAAAAGTTTAAATTTAAAAAACACAAACTTTCACATAAAATATTAGCATCTGCAAACGTCTTTAGTAAATGCGAAAAGAAACCATATGAACTATGTCTACCTCCTAAATGCGAATATATCCGTAGAACCCGGAGAGCGAGGGGGTATTGTAGGACAAAAACTCGTAAAGCAAAATCTTCATAACTTATTTCCAGCATCATCATATTTTTCCTCATCTTCTGGAGCAGGGAGTTCTTTAGGGAGTTCCTCCTTTTCAGGTTCGCTTCGTTTTACAAGGTCTACAAATGAACCGATTGTGGTTATTATTTTATCTGACAATGAACCTTTGCGATTCACACATTTTATTCGTATGAGGTCATTTTGAACAATTGTTGATAGGCGTTCCTGATCTCTTGAAGAATGAATAGATATTGGGACATATGCGCGAATAATTGGTTCCGGTATATCATTGTGATAGACGTGACATATAATACCAGAAGATATGACACTCTCAACGCGGGCAACTATGGTTGAGTTTGGAGGAGTATCAGTTACATTCGCAATATAACGAACCACGGTTTGGTATTCACTGTTTATAGAATTTAAAAGAAGAGGAGACCTTGACAATATTTTTGCCGTATTCGGAAGAACAATACCTTCTCCATTATGAATATTATGTAATGAAGTATTTGTCTTTTTTTCAATAAGACCTTCTAAATCCGGTTTCGTTATGTCTTCCATGGGAATACGTAACAAGATTTCTTTAGAACTCTTATACACAGGATATTCCATCTGTTAGTTCTCAATCCTTTTTATATAAAACCTGGAACATACCGATTCGCGATCATCTTGAGTTCTCCCTCTTCGCGGAGACGCTCAATTTGTGCGTTGATGTTTTTCATTGTAGATTTTGCTACATTATCATTCATGGCGTAGGAATATTCTAGTGTGGAGAATACAAAGGGGGCAAGACCCAGCGTTGCTGCATTACCACCGGCCTTTGACTGAGCGTATGTCAAGGATAAACGGTTTCCAAGAATACCTTCCGCCTCTTCTTTAGGTATTTCATCAGTGGATATTTTCTTGATAAGTTTTGTGTATGATCCCTTCTTTTCTGTTATATTGAGACCGAGTTTCTTGGCAACATTACTTGTGATGGTTCCATCGCGAACTACATATGTAAACTGACGGGCATCCCCGATGTCATTAATATAGTTTGCGGTTGTAAGGAATACATTTACAAAGTTTGCAGCAATAATACCTACAAAAATCACACCAAGTATGGCATATGCAAGAACTAGAATTTTACCCCCAACTGTTTTTGGAGTAATAGAAATGTCCCCAGTTGCGAACACGAATGCTGTTTTGTAAGATGTTTCAATCCAGTTGTAAAGTGTCCAATCTTCTCTTGGGGAGTCAATCGCGATTAGGAGTAAATTAATGATTGTAACAGCAAAAATAAATCCAAAAATAACAAGCATTGTTCGTGCCGCAACAGCAAGTATTTTTTGATAGAAATCACTTGCTCTCATCATAGCCTGGATTGTATCTTGGAGATATCCTCTTGAGAAGTTCACATCATTATACCGATCAAACCTAGAAAACACATTTCCAATAAGAAGTTGGATTCTGCCAGAAGAAACCATTGCGATCGCATCTGAGTATTTGACATCTTCTAGATAGTCAATATCGTATTCAATATTAAGTTCTTTTGCTATTTTTTTCCAAATATCCACACCAATTCCTTTTATTTTATCTCCATCATTCTTGTCTTTATATGCGACAGGAAAACTTGGATATACGCCAACTTTCATATAAGGCATCTATGTATTACGTCCAAGATTGTCCCCGGGCAACCCAAACAAAATCTGTGTCATTTCCCATTCGTACTGTATTGAGAATAATAAATGCACTATCGCTGATTGTAAAATTCTGGGTAGATGGTTTAGCATTTAAGATGTTTAATGTTGAATGAACGCCTTGTAGTGAAATTTCTATGCGTGTCGGATAATTACTAAAACTAGCGTCAGGAATGTATATATTACTTATATTTATAGATCCCGATTGATCGGCATGTAATGTATTGTATGGTATGATATCTGAACCTGGTATTGTTAAATTAGTAGAAGTGTCCGTGATATATCTTTGTAAAGTGCTTGTTTGTACGGACCTATTGTTGACCGTTGTATCTGAAAGTTTGGTTGTTCCATTTACAGACAAATCTTCATGAACTGTCGCACCTGAAAGGTTCGTCATTCCATTTACCGATAAGTCTATATGAACCGTGGCATCCGTTAGATCTGTTGTCCCATTCACCGATAAATCCGTATCAACTATCGCACCTGAAAGGTTCGTCATTCCATTCACTGATAAATCCGTATCAACTATCGCACCTGAAAGGTTCGTCATTCCATTCACTGATAAGTCTGTATGAACTGTGGCGCCTGAAAGGTTCGTCATTCCATTCACCGATAAGTCTGTATGAACCGTGGCATCCGTTAGATCTGTTGTTCCATTTACAGACAAATCTTCATGAACTGTCGCACCTGAAAGGTTCGTCATTCCATTCACTGATAAGTCTGTATGAACCGTGGCATCCGTTAGATCTGTTGTCCCATTCACCGATAAATCCGTATCAACTATCGCACCTGAAAGGTTCGTCATTCCATTCACTGATAAGTCTGTATGAACCGTGGCATCCGTTAGATCTGTTGTCCCATTCACCGATAAATCCGTATCAACTAT